TTCACGTTTACGCCAGTGGCCGAGCCGATCACGCGCATCCTGCCGGTAAAATGGATCGGGCAGAATACAGCCCGGCCCGATGACGACTACAGTAATAGCGATTGCGGGCCGGCCTGTGTCGCCATGTGGCTCGGCTATCGCGGCGTGACGGTGAGCGTTGATGATGTGAGCCGCGCCACAAGCAAGCCGCCCGGCTATATTTATACGGTATTTGCCGACCTGGATCGCGCCGCGAATCAGTACGGCCTTGACCTGGTGCATCAGTTCGGCACGCTCACGCTGGAGATCATCCGGCGTGAAATTGACGCCCGGCGGCCGGTGCTCGCGCTGGTGCATTACCCGTCACTGCCGGATCGATTCAGCGCGACCTATGCGCAATCGCACTGGATTCTGATCGTGGGCTATGAGGGCAAGACCTATTTTTATCACGATCCGTATTGGCCAACCGAAGCGGGCGGCGCGCTCAATCCGATTTCGGCGGCGGATCTGGTGAAGGCCCTGCAGAACGTGACTGCGAACGGGAACACGGCGATGCAAGGCGCGACGCAGAAAACAGAGTGACGATGCTTGACTGGGACATTCCGATCGAAGAGGCGGTGGAGACGTGCAAGCGCATCTCGTCGATGCTGCCCGGAAATAGATCGGGAAAACGAATGGGCGACGTGGTGAAACTTGAGCTGGCACGGGATGAGATCGCGAAGGTATCCGAGCCCGAGCACGGGAATGACAGCGCAGCTAATGAGACTTAGTAGTTGAGTTTTTCTACTTTTGGAACATGCCGAGACGAAAGACGACGACGAACCAATATGCGCGCAAAGCACGGCGGACAACCAAACGAAAAACGGATGCCAAGACCGCGTTCCCTGCGCCAGAACAGACGCCCGGGCAGCCGAAGAGCCGCGAGGCCTTCGACGCCTTCGAGAGTCATCACGAGTCGTGTGGGTGGTGGGCGGATTATACGCATCTGAGGAACGAGGGCTTTACCTGGCGCGTGGCGGCTTACATCGCCTGGGCGTCCAGCCCTCTTCAACGGAGGTGGCCGGCGACGCTGAAAGAACTGGCCACGACGGTGCTGGGGCTGAAATCGGATAAGGTGATTTACAAGTGGCGCAAGATCAATCCACAAATCGAACAGCGGGTCGAAGCCTTCCGGGCAGAGCCGCTGCTGCGCTACCGATCGGATGTGCTGCACGCGCTGGTCGACGTGGCGAGCACGCCGGATCCGAGCGCGCACAACGATCGCAAATTGTTCCTGGAGATGAGCGGCCTGTACACGCCGAAGGCGCAGACCGTGCTGACCGGCGCGAACGACGGGCCGGTCGGGGTGAGCGTGGCGCATGACGATCTTGACAACGCCATTGAGCATGAACTGGCGCGCCTGGCCGGCGGAGGCCAAGCAGCGGCTGCTGACCCGGCTGCAGACGATGTACGTGCCGCGGGGCAGCGCGCTGGAATTGATGCGGACGCAGCAGCCTGAAGTGCTGATCGGCGGTCCGGCAGGCACCGGCAAGAGCCGGTCCTGCCTTGAGAAATTGAACAAACTCGCCTGGCAGTATCCGCGGTCGCGCTACCTGATCGTGCGGAAGACGCGCGAGAGCCTGACCGAGAGCGCGCTGGTCACATTCGAGGAGCAGGTCTTGAAGTCGGACGATCGGGGCGGGCAGGTGATCGCGACGGGCGGGCAGCGAAATCAGCGGCACAGTTACCGTTATCCCAACGGGAGCGAGATCATCGTCGGCGGCCTGCGCACGAGTTTCAAGGACACCACTGAGAAGGTGATGTCCACCGAGTACGACGTGATCTACGTGCAGGAGGCGATCGAGCTGTCGCTGAACGAATGGGAGCGCTTGAGCACACGCAAGCGCAACGGGCGCGTGCCGTTCCAGCAGATGATCGCGGACTGCAATCCGGCCGGGCCGAATCATTGGCTGTGGTTGCGCTGCCAGGATGGCCACACGAGCTACATCGCGAGCCAGCACACGGACAATCCGCGGCTGTGGGACGCGCTGGCCAACGACTGGACGGCATTCGGGCGGGCCTACATCGCCGATCTGGATCGGCTGACGGGCACGCTGCACGATCGGCTGAGGCTGGGCAAATGGGTGCAGGCCGAGGGTGTGGTGTACGACAACTTCGACCTGGGCAATTTGACGGACGACGAGCCGGACCGGGAGCGGCCATTCGAGATCGCGTTCGACGACGGCTACATCGATCCGCGGGCGATCCTGTTCATCCAGCGCACGGGCCAGCGCATCCTGGTCTTCGACGAGCTGTATCACAAGCGGCACCTGGAAGAGGTCTGCATCGGCGAGATGTTGCGGGTCTGCGGAAAGTGGTTCGGCTGGAAGGACGAGGCGGCCGGGCTGCCGGCGAGACTGCCGGAGATCGCGGTTGGGTCACACGAGGCAGTGCAGCTGCACAAGCGGTTAAAGCAAACGGATATTCCGAGCCGATCGGCGCTGCACAAAATCGTGCAGGGCATTCCCGTGGTGAGGGAATTGATCTGCGACGGGGCCGGCTACCGGACGCTGCAGGTGCACCGGCGCTGCAAGAATCTGATCAACGAGTTGACGAGCGGCTACAAGTACCCGGCCGAGGGAACGCGGCGCAATGAAGAGGAACCGCTCGACGAAGACAATCACGCGGTGGATGCGCTGAGGATGTGGGCATGGTTAAGAGCAAGGAAATAATCAGGCGTCTGCTGAATGACCGGGCCGTACGGGTCCTGTTCGGCAGTGTGATCCTGGTGCTGGCGATCGTGGCGATTTCCGCTCTATTCACGGCCAGCGCGCCGGGCCAGGCGAAGACGCCGGGCCAGGTGCTGCAATTCAACGGGCAGACGTTGAGCCTGGACGGCGCGGCGCAGGTCAAGGTCCAATCCAGCAATTCGGTGACGGCTTACGGCGACGTGACGATGACGGTCAACACGGTGACGGTGACGGTATGGATGCGAGAGCCGGGCAGGTAATCCGCTTCAACGCGCAGCGCGCCTGGCGTTGGGCTAGGCGGATGCTGGGCGTGCTGATCGTGTTCGTGATTGCGGCGCTGCCGCTGGTGATCGGATTCGTGGGCGGCGTGGTGTACGCCGTGGCGCGGATCGTGTGGTTTGCGCTGATGGAGGGCTTCGCCAGCGGGAGCAATTTGATCGAGCGGCGGCGCAGTGACTAATGGTAATTAGCTGCACTGAACGGACGAGGGCGACATGAACCTATTTGATCGCATCGTAGCACGGGCGAGAGGAAAAGCGCTGGCGGACGTGCACCCGGAGACGCTGGACCGGGAGCACCTGGCCATCATCCGCTCGGACGGGGTGATGAGCCAGACGCCCTACTCGTTCCTGAGCGGCGTGCAGGATTACGAGTCGTACGTCTGGGTGCGCAAGGCGATCAAGGTCATCTCCGACAATCTCAGCGTGCTGCCGCTGCAGGTGAAGCGCGGCGACCAATTGGTCACCGGCCACCCGCTGATCGAGCTGCTGACCAACGTCAACGAGACCATGACGAGCATCGACCTGTGGAACCAGTGGGTGACGGATATGATGCTGGGCGGCGAGGAAGGCTGGGAGCTGGTCAGGAACACGCGGGGGCAGTATACGGAGATCTGGCCGCGGCAGCCGCATACGATCTACGTGCACGCCGACCAGGCGAAGAAGCGGTATTACAAAGTCGATCACTACACCATCGACGACGGCCAGGGCGATCCGTACGCCCTGCAGCCCGACGAGATGATGCTGTTCAAGTTCTACAATCCCCGCAACCCCTGGCGCGGCATTGCGCCGATCACCGCCGTGCGCATGTCGATCCTGATCGATACCTACGCACAGGCCTGGAGCAAACTGTTCTTCAACAATAGCGCGCGACCTGACTATGCCGTCGTGGCACCCGAGGGCGTGACGAAGACCGAGCGCGAAGACCTGGAGAAGCAGCTGTCGCAGAAGTTCGGCGGCGCCGGCGCGCACAAGCCGATCGTGCTCGAAGAGGGCATATCGGACATCAAGATTCTGTCGTTCCCGCCCAAGGATATGGAATGGCTGGAGCAGCGGAAGACGAGCCGCGAGGAAGTGGGCGCGATCTTCGGCATACCGGACGAGATCATGGGCTGGGGCCGCGACACCTACGAGAATTTCGGCACGGCGCTGCGCGTGCTGTGGACGCTGACGATCGTGCCGCTGGCCAACCAGCGCGACACGCACTTAACCGAGTATTTCCAGCGCGTGAAGGTGCTGCGGCCGGACGAGAAGGTTATTACCGATCTAAGCGGGGTGGAAGCGCTGAGCGACGACGAGGCGGCCGAGTGGGCGCAGGCGCAGGCCCAGATCAGTGTCGGCGCGCTCCTGATCAACGAATGGCGCGAGCAGCACGGACTCAAGCCGCTGCCGTGGGGCTACCAATGGTGGGCGCCGCTGAGCCTGGTCCCGATCGGGAAGAGCGGCACGGCGCCGGCGCCGGTGGCACCCGCTCCAGAAGAAGAGCAGGCTGAAAAGCGCATGAAGGCTGTGAAAGCGCCGGCGTATGGCTCGGCCGAGCACGAGAAGTTGGTGGAGGTGTATTTGAAGCGCACCGATCCATTCGAGCGGAAATTCCGGGCAATGGTGGTCAATCTGTTCGAGCAGCAGCAGGCGGCGGTGCTGGGCGAGTTGAAACGCAGCGCGAAAGCGCGCAGCTCACAGGACATCGCCGACGATCCGTTCGACATGGACGAGTGGACGCGCCTGTTCAAGAACAAAGCCCGGCCGCAGATCCGCGAGATCGTGGCGGCCGCCGGCGAGGCCGCGCTCGAAGATCTGGGCATCGGGCTGCGCTTCGACGTGGACCGGCCGGCGATCGCGAATTTCATCCGGCAGCGGGCGCAGCGCTTCGCGCAGCGGGTGAACGAGACGACGTGGGAGGAACTGCGCGCGAGCCTGGCCGAAGGCCTTGACGCGGGCGAGGGTGTGCCGAAATTGATGGCGCGCGTCGAGGAGATCATGGGCAACCGCATCCGATCGAGCAGCGAGGCAATCGCGCGGACCGAGGTGCAGGGCGCGACGAGCGGCGGGACGATCGAGGCCTGGCGCGACACGGACGTGGTCGAGTCGAAGGCATGGATCAGCGCGCTGATTCCGGGACGCAGCCGGCAGGAGCACATGGACGCGCACGGGCAGACGGTGCCGCTCGACGGCAAGTTCGATATTGGCGGCGTGGAGACGCCCGGGCCGGGCTTGAGCGGCGTGGCCGAGGTCGACATCAACTGCCTGTGCGCGATGACGGCAGTGGTGAGCGAGCGCGGAAAAATTGCACAGCGTCGAAACGGGCACGCCCCCATGGTCGACGTGGCCGCATTCATGAGGGCATAGGAGGGCACAATGCCACCCATTCACAAGACATTCGAGATTCAGGTGCTGGAGGGCAGCGACAACGGCGGGCGTATCCTGATCAACACGGGCGCACTGGACCGCGATCGCGATCGGGTGCTGCCCAGCGGGATGGTGATCGACAACTACACGCGCAATCCGGTGGTGCAATGGGGCCACAACTATCGCGATCCGTGGGCGACGGTGGGCAAGACCACCCGGATGGACGTGACGGCCGACGGCGTGATCGCCGAATTTGAATTGAGGCCGGCGGCGAACGATCAGGATCCTCAGAACATCGTGCGCTTATTGTGGGAAGGCGGCTGGGTGCGCACGGCCTCGATCGGGTTCATCCCGACGCAGGGCAAACAGAACCCGGAAGGCGGGATGGATTTCAGCGAGTGGGAATTGCTGGAGTGGTCGCTGGTGCCCATCCCGGCGAACCAGGACGCGCTGAGGCTGGCCGTGAAAGGGATTGACACCCTGCCCGCGGAAAGTAGCGACTTGCCAATGCCAGAATCGAGCACAGAGGCTCTGGCGACGAAGAATGATGCAGTTGAGAAGCGCGGGCGCGTGTTGTCGTCGAAGAACGAAGCGC